TTTTCTCTAAATTCCCTATATGTTTTTTATTTAAGCTTTTATTTTCTTTAAGAGTGGCAACTGTGGTTGACACTGATTCGCGTCCCGTGGCAACTGTGGTTGACACCCCCCCTTCTTCCGTGTCGTCTCCAGTTGCCAGGATGTTTAGTGTGTAGGTTGGTGCTTTTTGGGGGTTGGTGCTGGGTTTTTTGGTTATCCATCCTTTTGCTTCTAGGTTTTTAAGTTGGGTGCTTATGTGTTGGTGTGTCATGCCGACCGCTTGGGCTATGGTTCTGGTTCCTACTGTTATTGTTTGCTTGTGCCAGCCTAGTGTGACTCTTGCTAAATACATGAGGCAGCAGAATTCGGCTGGCGTGAATTCTTTTATGTTATCCAAGATACGATTTGGGCATTGGGTGTAGTTGGGTTGTGTTATCATGTTTCTCGACTCCTCATATTGTTGGGGTGGCACCCCCGGACCTGGTCACTATGATGGCCAGGTCTTTGTTTATACCATAATTTAATTTGTGGTATTGTGGGTGCGCTTCTTTTGAAGCCTCCTTTGGGCCCGTTGACTACGGGCGTGCAGAAGCGGCCTGTTCTCTTCCGGGAGGGGCCGTTTTTGTTTTGTTTAGCTTGACTACTTACTTTTCATGGTTTATAGTCATTTGTCATTAATTACCTTTCTCTTGGTGGAGAGAGTGTTGAAGCGGCTTCGAATCTTGCCGGATGGAGGGGCCGCTTTTGCATTGGTTCACTTGCATTGCATGGGAACTGTTGCCAAGTCGTTGGGGGTGTGAGGTTTGAAGTTTGTAGATTTATTCTCCGGTATTGGCGGCTTTCATTATGCTTTGAAAGCCGCTACGGAAAGCCTTAACCTGCCTAGCTCTTGCGTGTTTGCTTCTGATATTGATGAACGGTGCAGGGCATCTTACAAACAAAATTTTGGTATAGAGCCAGTTGGTGACATAACCACTTTCGACGCCCACCAAGTCCCCGAGCACGATATTTTGTTGGCAGGGTTTCCGTGTCAAGCATTCAGTATTATTGGCGAGATGCAAGGTTTTGCAGATACACGTGGAACCTTATTTTTTGATGTCGCTCGTATACTTAAAGCCAAACAACCTAAGTTTTTTGTTTTAGAAAATGTAAAGCAACTTGTTGGACACGACCAAGGAAGAACACTCGCAACAATTATCAAAACGTGTAGAGATATTGGTTATGATGTTCAATACAAAGTGCTTAATGCGTTGGATTTTGGGCTACCACAAAAAAGAGAAAGAGTGTTTATTGTAGGAGCACTTTCTAAACTTGTGTTTGATTTTGATTTCGACCTCAAACACATCAAAAGCGTATCTTTATCAAATCTTTTAGAAAAAGACGTTGAGCAAAAATATTTCGCTTCTCAACACATTAGGAATAGAAGACAAAAACTTGTTAAACGTGAACAATTAGCGCACGCAAGACCTACTATTTGGCACGAAAATAAAAATGGAAACATTAGCGCATATGAATTCAGTTGCGCTCTTAGAGCCGGAGCATCATACAATTATTTACTTGTTAATGGTGAACGCAGACTTACTGAACGAGAAATGTTATCCCTACAAGGTTTCCCGTTAAAACATAAAATCGTTGGCAGCTATTCTGACTTAAGAAAACAAGCAGGAAATGCTTTACCCGTACCAGTGGCATCTGAGGTGATATTCAAATTGATTAGCCAAAACTTGGACATTAAGGAATCAGATGGAAACACCAAAACTGCGTCATGCATCAATAGTAAAGCCTCTATATCCGCTTAATCATTTTTCACAAACATTTTATAAAAGCGTTGCGCATGCCCCCTTTACAAGTCGTGGGCAGTATGCTATATTACCAATAAGAAAGAAAAAAGGAGGCAACAAATGTTCTACGAAAAGAAAGCAGCCGAAAAGTTAGTCACTTTCGAACAAGCCGAAAAGAACCTTAGGGAAGACGCAGAAATCAGCCGGGTTTTAGATGAAGCCATTTTGAATAAGGATGCTGATAGAGTAGCTGAAATACTTTTCCATTCAGCGTGGTACACGCAAGCGGGCAGCATGACTCGGGGATTTCCTCGTGGGAAGACCGCTACAGCTGCGTTGGCCCTTCGTTATCACCATAGTGTGGGCCGCACGTTAATCAGCTAAGGGCTTCGGTATATGGATGACATGACTCCCCTTTTTCCGTTAGAAGCCGAACCAACGCCATCGAAAACCAAAATTGTCGAGAAAAGCGTTAAGAGCAAAACGGACTATTCCAATAATTGGACCGCCGTAGTAGGTGTCCTGTTAGATGGTGAAAAAAGGTATAAAAGCAAAGGGCTTCCCACTAAGGAGGAGGCCCAAGCTGCCTTGAGGGAGCTGGTGGCCAAAGTGGAAAGCGGCGAGATGGAGGCTGAACTCCGAAGCAAACCCAAGCAGACGAAAAGGGACTTTCCGGAAGGCGTTTATTACGATAAGAAAAGGGAAAAGCCTTGGTTAGCGCAATCGCCAATAAAGGATTCATATACCGCTAGCGGGCGGCGGCGTTATTCAAGGAGGGAATTTAAGACAAAGGAAGAAGCCGAGCGCGCTGTGAAAGTCGGGGTAGTAAGCTACGAATTAAACCTACTTAAAGCTGAAGGTAGTTTATTATCGGCTAAGCTGTATGAAAGAGCAGCGCACCAACACTTCGAAAAGTGCCGGCTTTCTTGTAATCACACCAAAAAGTCGAAAAGCATCTCAAGACTTGGGTTTAAAGAGTGGTTCAAGGTTAGCGCACAGGAAGCCCAGGACTTTTTAGCTGAGTACTTTAATGAAGATAGGTTGTTGTACAAAAATGGTGAGGAACTGAAGGAATGGACTGGTGATGACAAGACCGAGGTGATTTACGTGATGCGTCCAGAACATAAGCATATTGAGTATGGTGATACTTGCAAAATAGGAATTACGAGGGCGCGGCGCCTTAAGGAGCGCATCCTTAAACTTTCCTACGAATCAAATACTGACGTGTTTTATTACTTCGCCGCTGCTGTTGGTGAGTTGGAGCCAGGCAGTTTTCGAACTCCTGGCATTCACGTATAATGTGGACGCGAGGGATGAACAGGGCGATAGAAGAGGCTTCTAAGTACTGTAGGCGAAACCATAGCCCTCATCCTCTTACCTTGTATGACAGAAAAGTACTAGAGCAGTTAGGAGTAAAAAGCATGGACGATAAAAACTCTATTTATGATGTTGATATTTATTGTGCTGACGGGCCTTGTGAGTGTCGAGCCGCGGATGAGGGGGCCCAATGCAAATGCACTGAGGAGGATGATGATAATGGTTCATGATGACTACAGTTTAGAGCAAATACTTGCCGCCGATTCTGCGGCGGTTCCGGACCCGTTGAATTACGTGTATAGCGCTAACAAGCTTTGTTATACGTCAATAGAACCCCTTGAGGAGGGCGCCTGCTATGGGGAGCAAGAACGTAGCGGGCACATTGAGTGTAATTGTGTAAGCAGACACCTTCCCTGGGAGCCCGATGAGGCCAGCCGAGCTAGAGGGCTAATGGTTGGAGCCCAGAGAAAATTACAGGGTCTTCCGGTTAGGGAAATTCCGGATGAGAATGAACCTGAGATACCCGAGGGCCAGGAGGTTAGCTGATGGGCTTATGGTGGGTGGTATTCGGTTTGACTACTTTTGGTCTGGGGCTAGCGTCTATTTTTTGCTGCCTCGTGAGACCCCCAAGTATTTCGGTCTCCCCCACTGAGGGCCGTGAAGACACTGAATTGACTTAATAAGTCGCGGGTGTAGTGCCCAGGGGTTGACACAACCCGCAGGCAGTAGTAAAGTAAGTGGGGGCATTTTAAAAAGATGCTCTAATTTAAAACGAGAAAGGAAAACAACATGGCGGAAAAATTAACTCAAGTCCAGGTGTATCTTCCCGAGCGCCGCATAGCCGCACTCAAAATCTTAGCCGAGGACCGGGGCGTGTCTTTATCTGGCATCTGCAAACTCGCTATCGGTGAATATTTGGAATTCACAGCTGCATTCTTGGACGGACAGAGCAAGGCGCTCCAGGACCCCGATACCTACATAATTAACAGGGGCTTAAGAGAGGCCTAAACAATAGGGGAGTGGCCCCCAATTCTCAAAAGTCACTAGTTAGATTTTTTTGAGGGCCACTATAGACGAAAGGAAACGATTATGCTACGAAACACAACCATCTCGACGTCAATAATACCAGACACACCCTCAGTTGCGTATAAGGAGTTGCGGCAAAGCATTGAGAATCATGGGGACCGCAGGTGGGAGAGCCGCTTCCGCTTGTTCAGAGCCTCACTAGAGGCGTTCGAGCGTGAGTCCGGGCCTGGTACCTTCATCAAAATAAAGCGGGGCGTTAAATCCAAGATGATTGACGAGACTGATATGGGGATAGGCAAAGACATGACGCGGTATGGCTGGCGGTTAGTTGGAAGCCGAAGCAAAAGCGATACTGACCCCGTTTGGATTGGGTACATGAGGAAAGGAGGGGTCCAAAATGACCTTTAAATTAACGTTCGCAGCTGTAGTATTAGCATTGCTTGTATTAACGTTTCATGCTACTGGTTTTGAAATAGTAGTGAGGACAGGTTGTTAATGGGCTATAGAAGGAATAGGGTCGAGCTTCTTCTTCCGCCAGAAACTATTAAGCAGCTTCGGCTCCTGGCGGAAGAGAGCGGCGACACCATTAGTACCTTAGTTTCCGACCATATTCATTCATTCATTGTGTTGGAAAAGTCTAGACGCCTGAGAGCCTTATCGCATCCATTATGGGGCGAAGGCGTTCGGTGCCGGATACTAAGTCATCTAGAAGAACAGCGAAAGGATTAAAAAAATGACAAGAATTATGACAGGTAACGTTTTCCAGAATGATAGCGTTTTTCCGTGGTTTGAGAGCTCGATGCTAGGCCCGGGAGGCTCAGCGATTCGGGTGATACACAGAGTCGAAGAAGAGGCGCTAAGGCAATCCGATGGTGAGATGGAAGAGAAGTTGTGCCTCTGTTTTTACGGCACAAAAAAGCGCATGATTCTGAGCAACGTCAACGTTAAGCGGCTAGCTCGTTTGCTAGGCCCTGAATTGAGTTCGTGGGCTCAGCAAGCCATAGAAATCCATATTGAGGACGTAAAAGCCTTCGGGGCTGTTCACCGTACCTTACGAGTGGTTGAGGCCCTACCGCCTAAGAATCGCATTCCGAAGGACCAAAGGCAGTACCTTAAGGACGCCCCACCAGTAACAGACGCTGAGGCAAGAGCGATACTAGAGTGAGCCCCATTATCAACGACCTTAGCTACAACCAATCTGCAAGCGTTTGGGAGGACTGCATCAATAAAGCCCTCCTAAGCGCTTACGGGTTCGAAACGAGCGACGTTGATGCGTTCGCGTCAATGGACGAAGATGGTTATATCCTCGGTCGGTCCAGGAGTGCTATTGATGTGTTCGGGGCGTTCCTTTTCTTTGAATGGAAGTCATACGGCGACATGGATTTAAAAACCGGACAATCCATATTTCTGTCCAATTTAATGCGCCTCCTGTGGACGCATCCGACAAGCAGGGGTATGGTTGTTTTCCTAAAGATTAGGGACGCCCTAGGGGCTGATAACAGGCCCGTGATGGTAACCCGGGAGGCGCCGCGCGATTCTACGGCCGCGATGAATGACGACAGGCCTTATTTGGCGATGCGTTACAAGAAGCAGGAAGTAGAACGGGTAGGGGTTTTCATACCGCATCGGGGCTTCCACAATAGGTATTTCGCTAGACGTTACTGGTTAAAGCAACCCGGCAAAAACCCACACGATACGCTGGTGGATTTTTTGGTCGGCTGGAAAAAATACAACACAACAAATCGAAAGGCCGATAGTGCAAAGGGGCCGCTAGACAACCTTGTTTTCGGTGGTTATGACACAACGGCCAGTGGTGAACTCGGTAATTACGAAACCACAGTAGATGAGTTGTTCCGCGTGGGCCACAAGGAAGAGCCAAGGCCTCCCAACATGTTCGAGCAAAATAATGAAGCTTACAATTAAAGCCAAGGATAAGAAAACGTTTAGGAGTAGGGTTTTTGACCCGAAAGAAGTGAGGTTCGTTGATTTGCTGAGTAAACGCCAGGTAGCAGCGCATTTCGGCATTGATTTGAGGGTTGTTGAGCGAGCTATGGAGGCGCGACGTATTCAAACACTATCGGTAGACAATAACGGTCCGCGTTACGCAGTGTATGAGTCTGCTAGGATTTGGGCTGATTGGTATCAAGCTCAATCGTGATTGTTTCACGTGAAACATTCTTGTGGCTCCGTAGTCAGTGGGTGAGGACACTGCCTACGGAGCCCATTAACTCTCTAGGCCCAAGCGTTACGCTTGAGCGCAAATTTTATATATACTTTCCCCACCAGTATCAATCAAAATGACGAGCGCTCGGTACATATCGGGTGAACCATGAAGCCAAATATCATGAAGCTTGTCCACTACGTCGCTGAATTCATCGGCCGCCCTGTCTGTCTTGCGGTCCGGTAATCCAACTTCTATTGTGAGAACCCTGCTGTAGGACTCAAAATCCGGGTTTTTCATTTGGCCCAGCTTAGCGAGTACTGGAGGGCTTTCTTACCTTGGGGAGCCACTCCGGACCGCGTGGGACTCTTCAGACTCAACCTAATCCACAGCGCTCCGTTGGGACTGGGTCCCATGCCTCGCTCAAGAGCCCAGCCTGACCGGGGGCCTGGGCCTAAACTGTATTCTTGTTTCATTCCTGGAACCACTACGTCTACCCTCTCGATGAGCTCTTCTGTGTACTTGGGGGGCCTGCTCCTTACTGCTGCAAATGTGTTCTGTCTTTCCTGGTGAATATGACCGGAAAGCATTAGTTGAGCATCTGGGGCGTACACCATACGGCGTTGCCCTTGCATGACGCCTTGTGTCACTATTCCTCCGCCTCCGTGCCCGTGTGTAAAGAAGGCCGTGATGGTTGATGTTGGGGGCTTGCTCTTTGTTTTTAATTTAATTTCAGCTGTAAAGTGTCCGTATCCTGTGTAACCAAATACGTGGGTGGATGGCGCTCCAGACCGACGCGCTAATTTGGCTAGTTCTTCAGTGAGGTTAATGTCGTTGTACTTAAGGGCTGCGGTTTCATGATTACCCATTCCGCATTGAATCAGGCGGGGTAGGTAGGGTTTGAGTAACTGCCCTGCATCGTCTACTATTCTTTGCCATAAGCCTTTACGTTTGTCAGCTTGTGGGGCTAAATATTCGGACCGCACTCCATCGCGTTCAGCGCGTTTGTCGCCACTTCCTTGCATGGCGTCCCAAAAATCGCCCCCGTCTATCCAGTACGCATTCCGCTCTACCATTTCGTCTAGTATTTTAAATAAGAGTTTCCTGTTGCAATGCTGACTGTCGAAATGAATGTCGGACGTATACAAAATATCTTGGTGCCAGTCGCTACCGCTTGTGTTAAATATGTGTCGGGGTGCTCCGCTTGGCGTGAGCGTGAGCCTGTACGGGGGTAGCTTGGCGGTCGTCATGTCTAGCCTCCTCCACTTAACAGCTGGATAATGTCGCGCAATTGTCCGCTTAATTGACTTAAAAGCAGCCCGGCGAGCAAAGTTATAACACCAAGGCTGATAGAAAATCCGGCTACGTAGGCTCGCCGTTTTTTGTCAAGTTCTTCTAGCTTCGTTGCTCTTTCCTCTAGAAGCCTGACTCTTTGCGTGAGGGACGTTAATCCTTGGCCTGAATCCCCAGAGTGCACGGTGATATCTAGCCTGTCAATAGCATCTTGGAGCCGTTCGATGCGAGAGACTAGCGGTTTTAGGTGTTTTGACAAAACTTCGTCTAGTAGCGCTGTGGGGAGGGTCATATAGAGGCTCCTAAAAGAAAGGGCGCCGAGTCAAAAAGACTGGCGCCCTTTGGTGCTTGGTATTTGTCTAGCTTTTTATTGCTACCACTGGATGGACGCAATTATATCTGATTGTATCCGGATATAAGTTGCCCCCTGTTGTTCTCCTACGGCTACCCCCGGCCACATCGCTAATGAAATGTCTCCCAGTTGCACAGTCAGCGGTCTGTACAGGAGTATCTCGTAGTTATCTAAAGGCGCCCCATATTTAGGGCTTATCTGGAGAAACACACCATAACTCTCGCTCTTCTCAAAGTAAGCGTTCACCGAGCAAATACCACTCGCCTCCAGTGGAGACTGGTCGAGACCTAGATGTATGCACGGAGATACACGCATCGCGGCCGTAAATTGTTGGCCCTGAGCCGCTGAGAGCCACAGGAAGGCCCCCGCAAGGACCAGCAGGCGTAATAATACCTTCACCTGGGTAAACTGCCGCCAGATATGGGGGTATTGCCTTTGACCCTTCCGTTAACAACTGAGAACCCTAGAAGGGACCCGGCTATTATGAGGGCTATTGGCGGGATTTCAGGTAGACCCAACCCTAATTGCCCTAAAGAGAACCAGGCGGTTAGTAGCGCCTGGGCTACACCGCTCAGGATGGTTTTGGACGCCCAGAATGGTTTGGATGCTGCCATGTTTTTTCCTCCTAAATTCCTAAATACAGACAATATACACTGTTGTTTTTTGACGTGAATAGCGCCATTAGAGCCGACTTGTTGCGTAGCCACAGGTCAAAGACGCCTATCTGGCCTAAGCCTAGTGGCGATGTGATTAGAGGCTCTAGTCCGGCCGCAGTAGCGGCGTTCTGCCTTAATTCCTGGCCGTTATTCTGCTGGCCAGACGCTTCTAGAGCAAAATCTAGCTCTAAAATGAAGCTAATCCACTCCCCGATGATTTCGCAGTACTCTAATTCCGTCTCTTTTAGTGGTGGGCCGTATTTATGGACCATTTCAGCCGGGCTTAAGGCCTCTAGCTCGTGAAGCTCCTCCAATTCTTCCGCCTGAATAAACGACGCTAGCAATAGTATGACTAATGAATAAAATAGAGCTTTCAAGTCCAGTACTCCCGCCTAATGTCGAATTTAACGGCCCCGAATTCCGTTGGTCTCGGTCCCGTCACCCTGATTTTACCCCTAGTGACTCCTGAGATGGCCGTTAACACCCTATCAAGGGGAGAACGGTGGTCTATTACCATCTCCGTCCTCCAGCTGCCTCCAGGGTGGTCTAATTCAGGTTCTAACTTGTAATCCTCTACGATAGAAACGACTTTATGAAAGGCCTTAGGGTCAGTAGCGTATCGTAGGGGACCAGTCAAAAATAGGCCCGCCGCAAACCCAACGGCTGACCGCCTGCCTGACACTGCGTACGGGTACAATCGCTCAACGAGCCGCGAGTAATCGGCGATACTTTCGGACCACGAAAGGTATTTCCTGAATTTAGCGTGCACCACGGTAATGCCGTAGGGTGTGATTTCTTCTGTTGGTAATTCATACACGGGCCCTGTCCATTTGGTCCCCGCTTTCAAGCCAAATAAGTTATTGGCTTGGGCAGCTAAGGCACTCTTAGCCCAACCCGACTCGTTAGCCGCATGAGCAGCGCACGCAGCCGGATTAATCAAGTCCGAGTATTCTTGTGCTTCCTCCGTCACTTTATTTAGGAAGGCTTTAGGGTGCATGCCTAAGTTTACCGTACTCGCCGAACGAAAAACCGAACCCCCCCATATTTCCGACTAGTGGTCGTATTATAAGCCCAGGCCTTCACGGTATCATTTAGGGCAAGCTCAACCATGCCACTACAGGAAAGCTCAACATCAACAGTTCCGTGAGCTTTCACGCTTATTTTCCCGAACGTTGTGTGGTCTCCCTTAGCTCCGGATGAAGTCGTGCCCTTAGTTATCTCTAAAAGCCTGCTCCCCGTAGCGTTGGCTGGGTCACCTATCGTTACTCGACAATTGACAAAATACGTCCCGGCTAAACTTGCGTCCTCAATGCGAACAAGTTCTTCTCCACCAACCCCACTGCCCCTAAGAGCATTAGTGCCTGAATTGGGACGCTGTGACTCGGTTGCTATGGCTCCGCCAGTACCTATGGCAGTCCAACTGCTAGAGCCAATGGTAGTCATTGCCGTGCGTGTCCCTATGCAGTACGAGTGGTGGGTCATGATGGCGTCCGCAGTGGCCTTTTTAGTGGCTCCGGATGACAGGGTTACGAATAAATCAGCATCGTTGTCATAAGTCGCTAGATGCAGCCCGTTCGTTTGTTTGATTATAGCCACTTGAATTCCCTCCTCACGGGCGTCACAGAGCCATCCTATGGGCGTAGAAGAAACCACCTGATATATCTAGGTTTCCTCCAGAGGCTTGGTTACCTTCAACGGTAATATAGTCGTGAGGCTCGAGTTTCACGATGGCCTGAGCCGCTAAGTCCGTCACGACAGATGCACTCGTTGCCCGTTGATAAATGCCTGATAGTAAATCAGTCCCGTTTTTAAGTATTCGCACGCGCCTCGGGGTCGTATTAGCCGCAGAATACGCAAATTCTAGAGATGAATATACAAACCAGTATCCAGCGGTAGTCTCATCCACTCTCAGAGCTAGGCCAGGGGCGAGTGATAAATCAGTGGTGTAGCCGTCATCCAGGGCTTCGGTTTTCCACTCAATTTGGGTCCAAGTGTTGTTAGTTAGCGTCTGAGTGCCGTCGCTCACGCCCGACAGGGATACCCTCAAGTTAATGGCTTCAGTTAGCGCCGACACAGTAACGTAGCGAGTGTTGCCACCCTGTTCTATTACTAACTGGTCGAGATTACCGGGCGCGGTGCTAGATGCAAATCCTGAGAAGCCCATCAGGCTGGTCCCATCTTATAGGCGTACACGGTGCCGCCTTCGAGGGTACCAGCAGAACCGCTATATTGCTTCACTCTAACTTGAACGTAATCGTTGTTAGTGAGCTCTAAGAACGATACGGCACTAGTGCGAGTCGGTCCCCCGTCGATGGTCGGGTAGGCTGTCTCAGCCCCGCCAGTTGCGGAACCATTGATGCGCAGCTGAACTTCAACTCTTTTAGAGGAACTCCCCGCATCAGAAAACTGAACCTCTGAATAGAACATGTACATACCATCCTGATTATCGTCAGATAACAAAATGAATTTAGTGTTATCAGAGCTAATGCCGGATATAGAGCCCGTATCAACACTCGGGGCGTCAAACTTCACATCCTGGTACACGTTATGAGCTGTAGCCTGCGCCTCAGGCGTGGTTGAGGTGAACCCCCCTATCAAAATACTATGATAAGCACTTAAATCCTTCAAAGTCGTATATTTACTTTTACTCGCGCTCGTGTCCTCAATTAACAGCAAATCCGTCGAGTTAACTGGCGCAATGCTTGATGTGGTCGGCCATCCCATTTAATTCACCCCGTCTCCTGGTAGTGGTCGTGAGCCCACGAACTGTGAGCCGAGCCCTCGATAGGGGACCCGAATTTAGAAAGGAACTCGGCAGCGTAAAAGCGGTTGATTTCACTAAATCCGTCGCCCGCCTCGCTATTAGAAAAATTGGTAAGACCATGGAGCTCTATGCTATGTCCGACACTCTCAAAAAGCGTATTACCATCAGCATCAGTAATAGCACTCCCGCTGCTATCGAGGATGGTTGAAGTGTTCGCACATTTTACAAGCCTCGTCGCACCTGTTACGGCCGCATTAAGAGTATCGCTATCGGCCCACGCGTCAAGGTTATCATCTGAGGAGTTCAACCACTTTAGAGCCACGATAAAGGGTTCTTTTATTCCGTCGCCTAGGACAAAGCTACTCTTTCCGCCGGGACCCCTTACAGCCCGCCTCCTGACCTCCTGACGCCGTTGAACGGTGAACCTAGAAGCAGGCAAGGCAGTTGCTGAATCACCCCCGCTGTTTATCAGGTACCAATACACTTCACTGCTTGTTTCTGCCGGCATTACTAATTACCTCCTAATGAAAGGTCAGCTGCACTTGGGTTAACTCTAGTTAACGCGACTTCTCTAGAGGCCTGCTCGAGGGCGGGGGGGTTGCTAGCTAATCGTGGACCAATATGTATCACCGTGCTGGTGTCCTCTCCAGATAAAGAGTAAGTTATGGCCTCAACGCTCAAGTCTTCCTTTACGGTGCCTGAGGTCAATTGAACCGTCACGCTTGCACCTGGAGCGAGGTCAGTTGAGTACGACGTAATCGTAGCGCTATCAACGTTCGGAGTCTTGTACTCCTGTTCCGCAAGGTTATCTAGAACTGTGGTGTCTAGTTTCCATAATCGCCAGTCCCTAATTCTAGTAATTACGCTATGGGACCCCATCGCTTCGCCGTCACTCCTGAGGCTAGCGCCGAACCAAGAGAGGGATACGTCAACATTATCATAAGCTGCAGTCGCTCCATCAGCTCCAGGCGTATGCGAACGGGCAGCTCGGTCGCCTACCCACACCCACTTGTCTTTCACGTTAAAGGCCATTGTCGACTGCAGGATGTTCGCCGGTCCATTCGTGCCGGCTCTTACCTTCGGTATTGCAACGGCACCATTTACCGCATTAGGCGAGTCCGAACCGCCAACATTACTAGCGTTGCCCTGCTCATTGTACAGAGGTTGCTGACTCCATCCTCCGACCAGCCATTCGGTACTCGCTAGACCGTCTCCAGTGAGTCCCTGACGGCCTATCGTGACTCCCAACGCTGAACCAGCCATGCTCCTAGCTTCGCCGCTGACTCCTGATTGAGCCCTTATGTCCGCACTCACGCTCATGGCCGCAAAATCATTAGCCGGAATGGTTGTTCTACCAGCCTTTAGCAACCGATAGTTTATGAATTGAGGGAAGCCCCCCTGTTTACGATTTTGAGTGTTGTCTGAGCCCGACATAGCCTGCTTGAAGGCACAGTAGCTGCTAGGATTACCATCCCAAATTCTGTCGAGCCTAATCCCAACGGCATTAGCTTGTACAGCATGCATTACGTACCCAGTGAGGGCACTCCAAGGGTCAGACGAACTTGCTTTTGCAGCAGCAGCGGCCGTCACTATAAAGATACCAGCACCCCGGTCGCTGCTTGCAGTTGCTGAGTCGTTAAACACGAGCACGGCCCCTGAGGGCAGAGCTGTATGGGGCGATTTGATAACGAACTGAGTACCCCCCGTATGAGTTCCGCCAGGTACGTATAAGCTCTCGCTAGCGGCTACGGTTGAGTTCGTCTTTAAAAAAATTCCATCGTCATCCCATGACCCATCGGCCTGGACGCCTTCGCTGTTATAGGGCTCACTTTCACCACCGGAGCGCCTCGACGTGTTCATGACTAGAGTGCCCTCGGCAGAGTAGTCACTACCGACGATACCTGATTTCTGCGTATTAGCGTCGAACAGAGGATTAATCACAACCTGCTGGTCAGGTACAGCCAGGGTAACGGTCCGCCCGCCGTAGGTGGTGCTCCCGCTAGAACTCGTATGACTTTTCACGTCAGGAGTACGTAAATCAGTAAAGGTCGGGTCGGTAGAAGTGCCGACAGGGACGGGCAAAATGAACGGAATCCAGCCGTAGTTACCGTCCGCAATAGCCCATCTAACGGACTCTACAACGTCGCTAGAGCTAACGGGTTCGAACTGAACTGTGACGGGACTACTGTCAGTACTCGCGTCACCGGAATTAGTTTCAATCAATGGTGTCATCTTGGTTGTTGATTTAGCCTCAATCCTCAACGTCTTAGACCCATCAACACCAACAACAAGTGGAACGGTGCTAGTAGAGCCGGCCTTCCTTAACACCTCGAGTAAGGCAAACAGTGAACCAGAGCCCGGATTGATTGGGCCGCTACTACTCACACCCGAATCAGCAGCCTGAACGGAAATCCCATAGAAGAGCTTTCCGCCGTTTAGAGTGTTATTCCCGATAGCATCATTGATTATCGTCCTAAAGTCCACTCCGGCATCAACGAGCTGGTTCTGCCCAAGGTCAAAATACCTCAACCCATCAAGCAAAGATAAAACCCTGATTTCTTGTTCTTCTCCCGTGTACTCGTTCGTGTTTTGCGTGACAGACGCAATACCAGCCCACCTAGCGTATAACTTAGTCGTATCTTCACCAACCCGGGTGCCAGCCCTGTATAGACTCAGGACGTCACAAGGCCCAATGTCCAGAGCGGCCTTAAGGTTTCCAGGTGCAACGGCCAGCTGCCCAGCTGTGATACTGCCATCAATAAGTAACCCATTAACATCAACGCTGTACTGTATAGCCGAGATTGGGGCATCATTAATTATTGTCCCCCCGAGTTTTACGGAGGAATCGGCAAATGTAAGTGATTCAGTCGCCGGGATGTTCGTGTAAGCGACCTTATCAGAAGCGTCAGACGCTGATTGAACGCGCAGTAAGTAAGCACTAGTGTTGTTCACTTACTCAGCACCTCCTAAGGCCTTCATGACGCCCGCAAGGCATCTGAGGAAGCGAAGTTTCTATGGGATACAGCAGATAAGAGCGTATCGGCCGCAAGCTGTAATGATTGGGACGCTATTAGTAGATTCTGACCGCTTTGGATTTGCACAGTCGATAACACAGGTTGCGATGCAGCCCGGCCTACAGTTTGGGCGGAAAGTATTTGAAACTCCTCAGGGTTCACCGTAGGGTCCTCTGACCAAGGGGTAACAATTCGCTTTCCTTTTGATGCCCTACGTTTCTCCAGAAGGTCCCTCAATCGACGGCGTCTACCGAAAATCCTTCCGAAAAATGCTTTAATCACGTTCCAAATCCCGCCAGCTACCGCGCCAACCGCTGGGTGAATCATGTTTCCAACGTGTTGCAGGACATTCACCACGTGCTTTTCGAGCCTACCGGCGGCATGCTTAAAGGCACCGGCTACAAGGTTCCCGCCGTTTGTTATGTCGTTCGCTAAGTTATTCAACAAGCCCATGAATTCCACATCTTGGTCTATTTTTATCTTCGCACCAAAGACGTTCAATGTATGCACCGGGCTTTCCCTTGTCCCCTCTTCGTCAGTTTCTGGCTCTCCGAATTCCTCGTTAAGCGCTTTAAGTGCTTGCGTTGCTTGCTGAACCGTACTACCGAAACCACCCAGAGCCATCGTGTAACCCATTTGGGCTATATTGCTTTGCTCCAGCGTCAGGGCAAGCGCCTCTCGCTGCCGTTGCTCCTTAAACAAAACTTCTTCTTGCAGCTTAGCAGTAGCAATGTCCACCCGCGTGTTAGCCGCAGCCTCTTCCGCCTCCGTCATTTTGGAACCCATCGTTTCCCACTGGCGCATTGAGTCTTCGAACGCTATTGCGGCCGCTTTCTGCGCGGTAAGGGCTTCCTCCGCGAGTTTGGCGATATGCTCGTTGCTTGTCGCTATGCCAACCATGCTCGACGGTGTGGCCGCCCCTAAAATCTGTTTCCGAGCTTCCTTCTGCTCCCCAATCGCTATATCCCCGCGCCCTGTCGCGCGCAAAAGTATCGGGGCTCGCGCCAGGTTCGCCAAATGCATAACCGCGTCTGCGGCGTCTTCCCCCAGCTTGGTTATCCCAGCAGCATGCTGAGCTTCTTTAAGCTGGCCCGCACGCTCTGCGGCTAGTGCTGCCCTGGCATCCTTGAAATCGGCAACTTCCTCAGCTAAATGGTCTGCACTCATTGCAAGTTTAACTTCAGCCTTGTCTCTCGCCATTTGTGACGAGCTCCTTCTAGGCGGAAGGCCTCCTACCGCTCCTAGCCCCGTGTTGGCGCCCCATCCGCCCCTCCGCTGGCTTTCGTACTCCATGCTTAAGCCTGCGCGGGGAGTAGCGGGGTGGCTAAATGGTGAGGCCCACCGGTCCCGAGCAAAAACGAAGGGATGCCTCTCCTGGCCCGGAGGCGGGGTTCCTCGGACGAGTGGGCCGCCTCCCTCTTCGCCAGCGCCTTCGTCGATTACGGTGGTCAGCTTTGCCGTTTCAAGGGCGTTAAGCTCTATGACAGTTATGTTGGTTTTTACTTGTCGCTCTAGGTCATCAAGCGCATTTATTAACTTTTCCGATTCCTCAACTTGCTTAGCAAACCTGCCTTCTTCCTTAGGGCTAAGGTCGTCCTCATATCTGGCTATGGTGTCCTGCATGTCTTTAACCAGGACACTTCTAATTACGGTTAATTGGTCGAGAAGTGCCCGCTGCGACCCGGTGGTCTTGTTCCTCGGGTCAGTGGACGCTTCGTATGCGCGCATTAATTCGTTCCCTAGATTTTGCCTGCTCCTGGCTAGCTCCATGCTCCCCGTGGCTCGAACATTAGAGCCAAAGGAGAGGGGCCCAAAGTCAATTTTGTTTGAAAGCGCCCGTGCTTCTCGAGCGGGGGCGTTTTGCGCCGCTTCGATGGCGTTGCGGTGGCTTTTCTCGAAAGCATCCCAGCCCGCCAACCCAAGGAGCTTACCTATTGCGTTGCCTACGTTAGCGAGCATGCTAAACAAAGGCTTAGCCCAAGTCAACCAAGGGCTATCTAGTAAATCTTGAAAAGCGGTTTTAATGTCGCCCACCGCGTCAGCAACTAGCGTCACTTTCTCGATTATTCTGGTAGCAAAATTAATCATGCCGGTTATGGTGCTCTCTAGACTAGCGCCGACCGAAATCTTCATCTGGGTAAACGCTTCGGCGAGCCGCGTGCTAGCTCCACCGTATCCCTCCATGAGTACCGGAACCGCCTCTATTTCGCCAGCTGACTCAGTCATGGTCATGGTCATAGCTGCGGTTGCTTTCTGGGCGTTAGTTAACTGGTCTACCGTCACTCCAAGTGCTTTGGCTTTGTCGCGGTAAGCTTTACTTAGGTTCGAAGCGATGCCTATTGAATTCAGCATCTGAGACTGTTCTGACATAACGGCCTGAGCGACGTTAGAGAAGCCTGAGGCCACGTCGCGTCCGAACGCAAGGCTAGACGCCCCGGCAGCTGTAAGCAAGCCCTCTACGGCGTTTATGTCCGCTCCGTACCTAAGCAATTGCGTAGCAGCGTCTTCTACTACGCTTGAATGAACATTAAACTTTTCAGATAATCGTTGTACCAGGTCTTGACCCGCTTTGAGGCCATGGCCACCCACTTCTAACTCTCTGTTGAAGAGCTTAGTGGCGTTAGTAGCAGCGAAGGAGCTTTTGACCAGGCTATCCATGGCTTTTACGCCCTGAGTAACCATAACGGCGGCCATTTTTACTAACTGAATGTTAGCGAGTATCAAGACGTTCTTGAAGCTGGCCAACTTTTGCCCAGCGCCCGCTAGAGGCGTTTTCATGGCGTTCAGCGAATTGCCCGCTATAACAACATTCCTTGATAGCTCTTTCGTGTTATTCGCTACCTTATTGACGACCTTGGTCGAGGCGTCCATCTTGCGGTTAAAGTCCTGAGTGAGGGCCTCTAGTTTGACGCTGATTTTTTCTGACATTAGCTAGACTCCTCTCGTGCCGCAGCGATACCGCGCAATTTGGCGGCCAGAGCACTCGTGCTCTTCGCTTCCTTGGGCTTCTTTTTGTCCTCCAGGAATGGGTATATATCTTTGGCCTGAAGGGTTGTGCTGCCTCGTTTTGAGTTTACGTTATACAGAGCAGCTATCAAGCTCCCCGAGAAAAAGAAATCCCGCTTATACCGCTCGGTCCAGGCCGTATATATAGCCTGGAATTCCGACACGTCAGCCAGCCAGAACGAGGCGGGCGATTGTCCAAACTCAGCCACCCACATCCCGAACATCTCTTCTAGTTCTAGGGGTTCGCCACTTCCTTCGTCTTCTTCTTGGGTTCCTCCTCTGGTGGGGAGGCCTCCAAGTTTCCCAGGCAGATTTCTGTGACCGTGTCTAGGACGCTTTCATAATTCGTAAAGTCGATATTTTGCGCCCACCACGCGACAGGCGGATTTTCCCCTGCCTTCTCTGCTTTACCTCCGCCAGCCATATGCCAGAGCAAGAGGGGTAGATGCTCAACGTCCGTTAGGACCTCCTGGAGTCTATCCATGCTTCCAATTCCCGTGGCTCTCTTAAATTGAGTCATGACCCAGAAGTTGAAGACCAAATCTACGTCTCTATCGTTGAGTTTGATGTTGCCTACTGCCATAATTCCTCACCCTTTCTAAAAAATAGGTGCGCCAGCGTGACCAGCGCACCAAAAGACTAGCTTAGGCCTCGTCGGTTATTGTGAAGTTGCCCGATACTTTGACGGTCAGAGTCATATCTAAAAGACCATCAAACGGCCCTGACAAAGAACTGCCAGTCGTGAGTCCGTCGAATTCTATCGCGAATTTGGTCGTGGAAGCGGATTTGAACGGTAATTGAATCCGGAAAGCATGGATTTTTCTGAGGTTAGTTATTTTCCAGAAGTTTAGCTGAGTATCATCGTCCGCCTCTGCCCTACAGGTAAGCGTAACATCACCGCCATCGTACATACCTGGCACATGAGTACGACTCGTGGTTCCGTGAGCTGTGGTCTCCAGGGCATCAATAACCGGGTTCGGTCCACTCAAATCAGTAAGCTCGCCTAAGGTTACGTAGGTAGGTGTGGCAGAAACGATTTTGGAGAAGTCGTATCCGACTATAATGCCATTAGCAAATTGTCCCATAATTTTGTTTCCTCGCTTTCTATTAAGTTAAATTAAGTTTCATTAAGCATCAAGTTATATCGAGTAATAGCGCGATGAAGCACGTTCCCCTCGGGACTTTCATCCCTAAGGGTTCGCGTCTCCAAACGCCTGAGAATCACGGTTGAATAGCCGGTGACGCTAAAACTGGGCGGGTCTCCCACCCTATCGATTAGGACGTCAACCGCGCGAGCTATGCCCTTGCAGTCCTTCCGTCCTTCTGATTTTGTCCACACGTCAATAGTGAGGTCAGTACTAGTGCCAGGTGTTGAATGGCTATCAAACGGGATATCAACGTCATCCCCGATGAGTACATACGGATAAGCGGTACCAGGGGGCGCTAGGTCATACACAGGGACGTTACTAGAGTCCCACGTAACGTTTCCATTCAACGCCGCGAATATAGCGGCTTGAACGCTGTTTAAGCTGTTTTCTGAACGTACGGCCATCACTGCCTCCTTAATGCTCGGCGTAAGGCCTTAATGCCTTCAGGCACTAAGTCTCTCCGAGCCGTTGCTACATGTGGAAAAAAGAAATCGTTAGCAGCGATACCTACGCGGCTTATCTGGAGCGCTATGGGAAACACTGCCTCCTCAGGGATGCCCTTCGCTCGACACCACGCAGATATCGAATCTAAAGGCGGCAGTTTTCCGGGTCCAGGTCGGTGGACATACCCAGTTTCCCGCATGTAATCCCGAGCTAATGGGTGGTGAGGTGAGGATAGCCCTTTGGATTTAGTGCCAAAGAGGACGAAAGGAGAGTAATCAACTCCTATCCTTATTTCGCCTGCGTATCCATCGCGTTGGGGTTTCCCCCTGTACGTGATGCTTCCCGCTAGTTCGCGAGTTGCTCCACGTGGTGCCCCACTCCTAGCTCTGGTTGCCGTGCGCTCGCCGAGCATGTCAACGGTGCGGGCCAAAACTTCGGCCGTGGTCCTCTTGACATCAACCAGGAAATTTAGGTTACCCTTAACGGTCGCCTTAATGCGGGCCACGTTATTCCGTCGCTACCCTGGACTCCATGCAGTCGATTTCTAGGAGCACGTTCATTTCCCCCGGATTACCCACGCCGCTGATGCTGAACTGCCTATCCTGACCGCCCGGGTCTATCACTAGGACCGCGTCAGCGAGCCCAGAAGACAGCTTCGATTGGACTAGAGTGTCATACTCCGTAACAAAAGTATGGGTCGCTCTAGCTTGCTCCTGGCCCGCAACTAACCCCTGCCACGCTCTACGTGAATTGAGTAAACCCGAAACGGTTTTTACGGTTGACATCGTATAAGTCCAACCGCCCTGACCATCCGTAGTGCGGCTCTTAGTTCGAACAGCCGCTACAGTGCGCCGCTGAGTTGGTGGGATGGGCATCATAGGACGACCTCCACGCTCAACGAACCAACCCTATCGTTAGTGGTCGACCTTATTTTTTCGTCAATCCAACGGTTAGCAGAAATGATAGCGTTCGCTATTTCGGAAGCGTTCCTGTTCGTCTGACGGTAGCCACTAAAGCCGTAACTATCAGCGTATGAAGGGCGCGACCGAATAATTCTCGCTGCGGCTCGGTGGGGAAAATAATAGTACGTGTCATCCCCACCTTCGCTGGCCTTATCCTGAACCCGTGTTCCCTCCAGAAAAACGTTAATTTCTTCGTCCTGGAGGCTTTGAGACGGATAATTAGATGCTGCGTCCGGCTTGTCTTCCAACAGAAAACGCACGTACGCTAGGGCAAAGAGAGGCCGATGAGCGGCATTGCTCGTATTAGGGTTGTAGGCTAAGTGAGTCGTGTTGTACGTTCTGGCCACTAAGGACCCCCCAATCTATTTAAAAAGGTGTTAAATCCCCGTCGTCATCCGCCTTTTTCTTGGTGGATTTCTTCGAGGATTTAGGTTTCACAGGTTTAGCCCGAATCCTAACGGGCTTACCACCAACCATCTCCCACTTACCCTCCTGCAAGACGTAGTGGTCTACAGGACCCGCCTCCCCATTAACTGTGCCTTGAGGCCAATTGTGGGAATCGATAGAATAATGGCGCTTAGGACCGTCTCCAGGCACGGCACGGTGCTGCATAGACTCAGCGTGATACACGACGTCCAATTCGGACTCTAGCACCCAAACGCTAGCCCCCTCTTGTAACGTGCTTTCGCCGTCTTTCACGGCTTCATAGCGTGGGTTCGGGACAACTGCACGCTGAGTTATCACTTCGCCGTTAATAACGCGCTCGGCGTTACCCATCACAAACCTAGTGATGTGCTCTAGCGGCATGTTTCCAGTCGTATCCTTAATGGTTGGCATAAAACCTCACCTTTCTATTAATTAAATCCTTAAGACTCGTCGGCGGTAATTTCGCCGAAGGCGGTAGGCTGAGTGGCAGCCACACCGTAAACAACCCTGGCTCTAACGCCAGTTTCGAACGCTGCGTCACGACGGACTAGTTCAATGGTTGGCGCTTGCTGAACCGCAAGGCTGATGCCCATGCTGTGCCCATACATGTACGCGTAGTTGTTCGAGCTGATGTTAACCAAGTTGTTCGAGATGTACACGTCGAAACCAGCTGCGCGACCAACAATGCCGTTAGCCATTGCGTTGTCGCCCATTTCAGTTGCTCTCTGGAAGTCTGCTGACTCGAGTAATGCAGTCATGCCTTTCGGGCGGACCACCAGCCATCTGCCTTGCTGGGGCACGTTAGCAGCGTTTAATTGCTCCGCAGCTGTAGTCAGTACTCCGTCCCAAGGGTCAGTAGTACCAACATCCCAAGCTATATCAGTTAACGTGCTGGACGTATAAAGTCCCGCCACGCCCTGGTCAATTTGGTCAGCCAAACCGTAAGCGATACGGTCTGCGAAACCATTAATTTGGTCAACACCAGTTTGACCCTGAAGGACGTTTTTGTCATCCAAGGACACGGCGCCGTAGTAATCCTGATTAAGGGAGATACTAACGGTGCTGGAGCTTTCAGCCGCGTACGTCACGCTACCGGAGTAAGCGCCAGCTGTGACGTTGCCGAACTTCTGTGCGTGGATGGTGTCGCCTTGTCCTTGTACGGCGCTCTCGTAATCCCGGTTGGCCAACTGACCAAGCACCAGGCTTTTATCGAGCGTGTCTAGAAGACGTGCGGACCATACCTCTGGAATGAAATCATTAGGGTAAGCCATTTACTTGCCTCTTTCTCCGACTAGTCTTGTAGTCGGTGTGAATTGCGCCTCACCCAAGCAACGCGAGCAGCTGAACCCTCGGGACCAACGGCCTCGAGTGCCTTCCGGAAAGACTCCCTGCTCAATGGGCTTTGTCCATCGTCAGCAACGGAGCCACCCGGATTAGTCACGTTAATTGGTGCGGGCTTAGTGTCTGTAGGCTTTAAGAAAGGCCACTTTTCAACAACTTTGACCGGGTCAATGACGCCTTCTTCGTTCACGAAGTCAGCGCTATTCTCACCAATAAGACTTACAGCAGCGTCAGCGTCCGCCACTTCCCCCGTCAAACGGGCGACAGCGTTAGCCTTAACGGTCTCGGCTCTACTAGCACTAAGTTCAGCTTCGAGGCCCGTTATTTTTGCCGTGAGGCGTTCCTGCTCGGTCATTTGTTGTAGTCGTAACTCTTCCTGTGCCGCTTTTTGGTCTGATTCCAACTGCTCCGCTTTCAGCCTGTGTTTCTTGGCTTCCTCGCGTAGTCGTTTTACGTAATCCAACGGAAACGACTGCTGTTGGTCCTGGCCTTCAGCTGGAACCTGTCCAACTTCAGGCGGTGGCGCTTCGGCTGCATCGACAACCTTCGCTTTGTCTTCGCTCATTGTCCACACCCTCTCGGTGCCCTCAAGCACCAAAATAAAAGGGGCAAAATATTAACCCCTCACCAGTCACGCTATTAATAGATTTAACGTGACTCCTAACCTAATTACGTTGGAACCGCTTGAACTCAAAGTCATTAGCGGAAACCTGCCTCAAGTACTGTAGCGCGTGGCCACAATTAGCCCACTCGCCAGCCTGAGCACGGTCCCAGTCCCTAGGGCCGTACACGGCCGCACCAGCGTTCGGGCCGCCAGGTAAGACGAATAGCTCTTTCTCTGGTAACGCCATTCCCTCGAGAGCGTCATGGTAATCCCGATGCACTTTACGGGGGAACACTCTTATCCATCGTTTCCAAGGTGCTCCGGCTTCTGCGGCTGAGTCACTCGCCGCGTCATCCTGACCGTGCCAGACGCCCAATCTAGCGCTTACGCCGCTTATGTTTTGCGCCTGTATTCGACTAACCTTCCCAGCTTTAATGCTCGTAGTGAGTTGACTACTGAAAGCCAGCGCATGCTCTCGCGCCCTAATTCTAATACTCCTCAATTGCGCACGATTAACCTCCTTAGGAAGGCCCAAGGAATGAGCATGGAACAAACGCCCTGCTCTTTGGCCCTCCAAATAAGACCGACTGAGTAACTCCTCCACCTGCCTCGTTGTTGGGTCATCTAGGGCTCTCGCCCTCGGTAAAATGCGGTTGAACGCCCTCCGCAATAGACGCGCTAGCCTACTGAGCAGCATTATCCGCTAGTTAGGAACGTATCAGGGTCAATAATTTGACTTTGGCTACTTATCCACTCCGTAACGTCATCATCGCTCCATGTTGGGTATAAGTCCTTGACCTTGTTCACCGTGACGCTCAGAGGCACAATCCCCTCCTGAAAAAGCTTAATGGCGGTATCAACCTCACTCAAGTAGTCCTTCTGTTTAAACGGAGTAACACTGACAGCGCCAATTTCTGTACCCGCTATGTTAGCTAAGTCCGTAGTGACCTCGGTCAATAACTCCGATAAGTCACGAGCGTAACCTTGGTTAGAAAGCTGGGCGCTTAAATTCGCTTCTTTCAGCGCCTCTCCGCTTGGTGTGGCCGTACCAAGAAAACCACCCGGTAGGTTAACGTCCATCCGGACGCGCTCCGCCCTCATGGCCCTCTCTTCCCTCAATTCCTTCAGGTTGCCGGGCTCTAACCAGTCCACGGTTGCGTCCTTAGTGCCTGTCCAAACTTCCCCAGGACCAACAACCGCTCTTGATTTCGATTCACCGTCAACATCAACGCCACCCAACGCCAACAGCATTGGATATCCAGCTAATTCCTCAGCCAGGATGAGCCTTGCGTCCGTAGCCCAAAGAGCTTTAATGGTGGGCAGGGCTCTCTCTATCTCCCCGATAGCCAAGCCGTCTGTAGTCCAACTCCTGACCCTAAAGCGAGGTCTGGAAGTGTTCTCATCAATGCTGACTGGGTTTTTTTGGAGGTCAGTAGGGTCATCCAAGCCCCTCCACAGAGTGCGTTTAGAAAAACCACCCGTGGTGTCATCAGACCAGTCCCATACCTCCACAGCCCAAGAGCCAGCGTCATCCATGATGATGTTGCGGCTGTCACCATCATCAAAATCACTCCGGCTGTCTGGATTTGACGGAATGAACGAATGGGGGACCTCTTGCCAAGTGCGATAAAGCCCAATTACGTTATCCTTGTTATCGTCCTGCGTGATGGGCTCGATAACGCCGCCTAATCGAGTGATGGTCTGAGTGCCTTCCTCTGTATCGTGAGCCACGCAAGCCATGATGCCGATTGAGAGGTACGTTTCGAGTAACCTTCTGGATAAACTCCGCAAATCAATAGTGTGGAGCATCTCTTGACTGTCTTCAGTATCAACCGCGATGGTTCCGATGATACTAGGTATCTTTTTCTCCAAAATCTGTGGACCGACTGACTGGCACTGATTCAAAGCCCGATTCCAAGCCTCAGCCCTAGTGGCGTTACGAGCCGCAGGCATTAACTCCCCACTGTTAGGCCGCCAAACACCAGCTGCGATGTCTAGCGCCTCGTCCGCCGTGTCAATACGACCACGAGCCGCCCTGAGTTGTAACTCTCGTAATTGTTCAAGTGCTATACCCATAAAACAACTCCCCTAAAGCCCCATCGCTTGTTGCAAGGCTTGTCGACTAGTGCTCACGTTACCTTTAAGGCTGTAATGAAGTGACGCTAAACTATCAACATCGTCATCAGCCTCGTTCATGCCTGGTTCCCCTACAAAATGACTCAAATTCTCCGCAAGCTTACCGCTCCAGGGTAGGCCAAATGGAATTTGTATCATGCCACTATTCCAATCCGCAGCGGCCGGCTGAGAAGCGTAAAACTTACCCGTGAAATTCTTATCTCCTGACGAACGCAAACAATCGTTAATCCGTACTCCCACACTATTCTCTATATAAGCTTTCGTAGCAGCCTCAGTGCCTCCCAAACGCCCATAGACAGGCTTCGGGAACGTAGTCAATACTGGACTCCACTGCTCAATCTTTTGCTTCGCTGAATAATACTTCGTAACATAAACAACTCCATTAGAACCAAGAACGCCACCTATAAAAACCGTACTATCTCCACCGTTCTCAGTGTACGCAAAATCAACGCCCGTTCCCATTTTGCCAACCCCTTGTTGCTCCTCCCCCGGACTGTAAAACGTCGGAGGGCCAAACACCTGACCTCCACTGTCGATAAAGCGTCCGTAGAGCTCTTGCTCTTTAAAGGCGCCACTGTAAGCCTGATTTAGGCTATCAATGTACTCCTTCGGTAAATGAGGATTATCGAACGTTGAAGCCCTGAAGGTTTCGACGTCGTCCCCTTCCACTAGCTCCCGAAGCCATTGGGACCGTTTGGGCGTTGTAGTAATCCACAATTGGCCGGGCGCGAGCCGTAAACGACCTAATGTAACCCGGTAAGCATCCTCATTCATTAACCCCGCTTCGTCCAATCCCGCCCAGTTCACGTTCACACCCCTCAGCCTCTCCGGGTTATCAGCTGACCTCAACCAAATTCTGGTGTCGTTAATTAAACGTATGACCATCTCGCTTTTATTGAAATCCGCTATGAAGGGCCTAAAGTGTTTAGTCAAAGTCTCCACTAAAATATCTCGAACCATTGGATAAGTCGGCTCCACCAGTAACCCCAGGCTTCCCCTGGGTTGACTGAATGCCTTGATAATTGATGCAAACGTCTTCCCGCTACCCAGCCCGCCGATATAAGCACTAATCCTAGATTGAGAGTTGATAAACCCTTTTTGGGCGGGCAGTGGCTGGAATTTGAGTTCCGCCGTTCGCGTCTCTAGCGTCATTCAACCATGTTGATATGAATATCGGTCCGCACGTCACCTTGTATGGCGTGCTCCTGCCGCTCTACGAAGCCTCGGCCTCTTCCTAAAGTGCGTAATGTCAGCTGTATCGCCCAGGGTTGACCTTCCTCAACGGCCTCACGAAGTTTGTTCTGGGCCACGTCCAGACCGTAGTCGGCTGCCTCCTCGCGTGCCTCCCGCACTGTCGGGTGTTCTTCTAAATACCTATAAATGACCTTGCGGTCGCAGCCAAGCTGTCTAGCTGCCGCTGCTACCATGCCATTACTACTACGCAATGCATCCGCCACTTTCTTTGGCGTCATGGGCCTAGCTCGTCTTGTTTTTTGGGTCATCAGTCCCTACTCCTATCATAAGAGTAGCCCCCGTGCTCTTCCAAACCACGGGGGCATTCCAACCAGCTCACAGGGCGCAGAGGCCAGCGCTTGCGTGCTTGAGACAGGGGCAGCGCTGGGCCTTTGGATTAACGCCCTTAGCCATTATACGTTAATGAGTGAATAACGTCCAACCTAAGGCTTAATAACACAAAACACGCGAAATGTCAAGGGTGGTCCCGGGGAAAGGAAGGAAACCCGGGACCACCTAAGAATGTAGCATCTACAGCACAACAGCTACATCAATAATTTTTCGGCTTGATGACAGCAAAGGCCTAGATGGACGTTTGTTTAGGTTCAGCTGGTAGCCCGCAGCGTTGCCCTTCCTTTGGTATATGGGGTAGGGACGCCTCAGAACGCGGGCATCTTTCGTCATGCTCTCCAAAAACCAGAATGATAACTCTCGGCGTTCTACGTCTATTAGCTCGTTTTCCACCACGTCAATATAAGCTTGTCTCGAGAGGCGCAACGTATGCGCAGTGATTCCGAGTGGTTCGTCTGCTTCGACCGAGATGTCTATTGTGGCTGGTGATTCGTCTGACCCTTTACCTGAGGAAGTGCGTGTAGGACGAGAATTATGATGATGATGCCAGCGTGATGTGCCGTTAGCAATGAACCATAATTCTGTTAATAGTAGTTCCGCTCCTAACCGCCTAGAGTTCCTATTCATGCCTTGTGTAACGTTTGTTCAACGTTATTCCTTTTTGCATAATTCTTTTAGGTCTGCCTCTAGTGCGCCGCTCAATATTTGGTCTGGGGTATAACGGAGCACCCTGTAGCCATAATGAACCACGGCCGTATTGTACTTCTCGATATCTGCCCGGAAGCCCTTACCAGTCGTGTGGCGCGACTTTCTCCAGGTTCCACCCTCGATTTCAATACCGATTTTCCAGGGTTCGTTGGGGATACAGTAGTCAAAGCGCCATCGCCTTTTTAAGCTCTTGGCAAAGCTGAATTCGGCTACCCAAGTAAAATGCATGCTTGATAACAACTCTTCCACGTAGAGACTGGCCGCCGTCTTGTTGGTCACTAGAGCTTATTGTACCCTACAGGCCGCGAGTGTAAGCCCTCTAGTGGGGTGCCATCGTCTGCCTTAATGCTGACACTGAAGTACTCATCATCAATGATGAGACGCTCATCACGCTTAATTATTGCTTCAGCTAATTGTGGATGATAATTCAATATAACGTCCTTAAGTAAGACCCTCAGTTGGGCTTGTTGTTTAGTGAGCTTTCTACCCATTGTTCACCGCGAGTCGTTGCATCAACTCCCTAGCCCTCTGTTCCAATTCGTTGCGCTGGGTATTTTGCAATGCCTCCTCCGTCCTTTCTTTGAATTCTACGCGTTGCCCTCTAACTGGCCTCCAATCCGGGTGATTCCGGTTAGCCCTGTCTCCCCCCTCCAGCTCCTGAGACGAACGAGAAGACGGCGAGCGCAACCAACTCACATCCAAACCAATCCAGCCATTCTCCAAAGCCTTAGAAAGCAACTCATTAGCTCGCGGGCCGGCCGCAAAAAGCTTAGCCACAAGCCGCTTGCATGATTGTTTCGTAACCCCTTTACGGAGCTCCCGCCTATGAGAAAGGAAGGAAATCCAGAGCTCCCTAGACACACCTGAAGGTAGGTCAATATCTTCAAATTGTTCTTTGGGGCTTGTGTTCTTGGGTTTTGCTCTCATGTTCTTCTCATTCTTGGGGCTTTTGCTTTTTGGTTTTGGTTGTGTTTTCTCTAAATTCCCCATATGTTTTTTATTTAAGCTTTTATTTTCTTTAAGAGTGGCAACTGTGGTTGACACTGATTCGCGTCCCGTGGCAACTGTGGTTGACACCCCCCCTTCTTCCGTGTCGTCTCCAGTTGCCAGGATG